ATCATAACTTAACTCAAAATGTAGAATGTCTGCTACTTGTAGTCCAATAGAGTTTATTTCCACAAGAACAAATGCTTCGTTGTATCGTTTTGCCACCGAGTAAATGACTGTAGGAAATAATAAAGGTGCTATCTCGTTGTTACGGTATTTAGCCACCTGTTTATAAGGTATCTCGGATACATCAAAGACCGAGAATGTGGAGTAATCAAGGCCTTGACCTTCCGCTACGTCCGCGCACAGGACATACGTGTGTTTAGGTTCTGGTAGTTCATATACATCCAGATGGTCTTTACTCTCAATAGGTGTCTTGAATGTTAGTGTCCTTAGTTTAGCACCGGAAATAAGAGTATTGGTAGAACCAAGAAACTCACAACCAAACTCTTGGTCGAACTGGCGCTGGCTGGTGTTACGAATGGTTTGCTCGGCCCATTTCTGATCACGACCAGGAACTCTGGACCAATGTATTTCAATGTGTTTATAATCTGACCTACCTTCAACAGCATCCATCCATTGCTTATAAAACAGGTTCATACCGTTTGGAGTTGAAACAATGACTACTTTTGATTTTTGTCCAGAAGAAATAGTAGGATATGTAGACATAAAGAACTCTTCCGCAATATTATTAGGGACGAACGCGAACTCGTCCAAAAATATTAGGTTGAACGAGAAACCGCGAACTGATGATCCGCTTGTAGAATCGGCAAGAACTCTTGAACCATTTGCTAACCAGATAGAACCTTTATTCCATTCCTTGATACCTTGTTTGAGAAACATAGGTAAATACTCAAAGGCTAGTTTGAGTTTACCTAACAACTCACGGGCCGTAGGCGCACGGTTAGCGAGGATGGCAACTACAAACTGTTCATTGAATAATACCTGATGAAGAATGTATGCTACACTGGTAGTTGATTTACCAACCTGTCGTGGTAGTTTACAGATAGAGAAACGATTGTTATGAAATGTATTGACCATATCCTCTTGAAAGTCCCACATATCAAAAGGTATAAGGCCTTTATCAACATTAATGATTCGGATATATTTTTTGGCAAAATAGACGGGATCATCTACACATTTTTGGTATTCTTCTAATTCTCTTTGTGTAAAAGCATGCCTATACTGTTCGTTAGGTAGATTCGGATTTGATTGGTAGCTAAACGGAAGGCGAGCCATCTTCTTCCTTTTTCTTCTTTATGGCAGATAATAACTCAGCTGCTGAACCAACAAATACAGCCTGTTCCACATTAATAGAGTCCGTATTTTTCTTACGAGGATCGGATTCAGGGTCAGGCCCTTTTAGGTCTTTGGTCATCTTCTGAAGGTTATATAGGTCTTTGGTCGTATCACCGACAGTCTTGATTAGAGTAGAAACAACCTCAAACCCTCTTGCGGATTCCTGCTGGCGGGCAATTTGTGAGATTTCTTCAATAGCATCATTACCCTTCTCAATAAGGTTACGAAGAACCTTTCTGGCCAAAAGGTAATCTTCTTCAGCATCAGAATGTATTTGTGGTGGTTCATAAGGTATTATCTCCTGCTTGGGTGCAGCAGGAGTTTCGTGGTCAATGCCTAACGCATCTGATAAGTTCTTCTCAAGTCCCATATTATATTATCCATAATTTAGTATTTTATACAAGGTAAAAGAGCAACGTTTTTTGGCCTGGTTTCAGCACCACCCGTATTACTCAAATTAGCAAATCCTGAACCTGTTGTAGAAGAACCGGATAATTCAGGATGTAAATAATTACTACCAGAAAATCCTAAAGCTTGTGTTGTAATGGTAGGAACTCCATAACTATGTGTGTGTCCAGAATCAGTATGAGTATGACTTGCAAATAAATCCAATTGATAAGAACCAAACTGGCGGTCACTATCAAGACCTCTACCATTATCCCAACCACGAATAAAAGTACCTCTTAGATCAGGTAAATTGAATGTCGTGCTACCATTTCCTGGCCCATATGTAGTAGCAATCTGTGCAAATAAAGAAGCATATGTGCTACGCGAAACGGCAGAACCATCACAAAGTAGATATCCATCAGGTACATTAGATGATGCCATATATATTACTTGACCTACAGGTGTTGGTATGAATAAAACACCATTTATATAAATTGAACCGTCAATTATTTCTAAGTAGTTATGAGGACCTTGGAACTTTGATTGACCTTGTATTACTTCATTACCTTGAACGGTAAATGTTCCTGTTATAATTCCATTTACGGTATTAACTTTTGTATTAGCACAACCATAAGCAGCATTAGCAACCGTATACCCTGCGTTCATTGAATAATAAACTGAATTAGTAGTACCGTAATTCGAATTAGCAACAACATATACAGAATTTGCAACTCTATATGCTGAAGTTGTATTGGTAGATACACCATTAGAAAAATTATATGCTGATGTTGTGTTTGCTATGCATCCTGAAACTAATGAAAAATCAACATTTGCTAAATCAAATGCTTCACCGGCAAGTTGGAAAGATAAATTTGCTTGGTCATAGGCAGCACCAGCTAGTGCTAGTGCATTAGCCATAGGCAAATTGTTTGCAAAATTAAAGGCGGCATTGGCTACATCAAATGCTGAATTTGATAAAGTGTAAATAACATTTGTTCTTACTACAGTACCATTGGCATAATCAAAAGCAGCATTAGCAAGATTCCATGCGGAATTTACGGTATTAGCAATTGCCTTGGTGGCATTTGCTGTATTTGCCGCATAAAGTGCCAAATTTGCTGCAACATTTGATTTATCATTAGTTTCACCTAACTGAAGATAAAGGTCACCAACATATGCTTCAACCGTATTAGATAAGTTGGAAAGATTAGATGTTAGATTAGCAGATGTAAAATATAATTCACTAAAGTTATTATCAGTCTTAGTGAAAGATACTCTCATCACATCGCCGGTACCATCATTAGGAGTTGTACCAATGTTAATATATTGTTGTGCCATTTTGCTTTTTCCGCTATTTGATTATTATATTTATACTAGTCTAATTCTAACAACACCAGAAGCATCATAATAAAAAGTTTTTAAAGGAACTCCATGGGATGCTGCTATAGAGTCATTTGAATATGGACCACTCATAGTAGGCAACGATAATCCATGTGTGTCGATTTTAGCAACTTCATTTTGTATTAACTGGCCACCTGTAAAGAATTTAATAGATCCTGTATTTGAAAGAGTGCCTATTGCTAAACTATTATTTGAAATGAATAAATATCCATCCCCAGGTGATGTAATAGTCCATTGATCATTATTATAATATGAAGAATTGATGCCTAGGTCTATATAATCAACACCAGTGTCATTTGTTGCCACAAGGTCTGATGATGCGTTTGTTCCTGGATTATTATTTCTAATATTTAATTGAATGGTATAATCTGTATTACCTGTACCGTCAATAATAGCACCAGCTTGGCCAATCTGACTAGCACCGTTTGAAACAACTGACAATTGGGTTTGAGGATTATTTGTTCCTACGCCAATAAGTGCAGTATTAGGAAAATATAAACTACCAGCAAAAGTAACATTAGGTGTATTTGCTAGATAATCTGGATGAGTTCCAGCAACATTAGCTCGAGCAAACGCTGCATTTGCTGTATCATATGATGAACCAACTTCTAGATATAATTCATCAAAGTTATTATTAACTTTTGTAAATGCATCTCGGAGTTTATCGCCGGTGCCGTCATTGCCAGTTGTACCTGTAAAAATTGTTTCTTGTGTCATTTGACCTACTCTATGTTATCTACTGTTATTATTAATGAATCTGCCGATATATCCAATGAATCTGCTGAATATATTGTAATCATATGTTCTGGATAATCAACATTTGTCTGTGGCCATTCTATTATATCCGTGTAATAACCATAGTCATCAGTTGGTCGTGCGTTAATAGGATCTGGTTGTATTCTAATTCCTGTCAATAACATTGGACTTGCATAAAATGATACCAATGTGCAGACACCATTTGTTGAAACCGCATGTATCTTGTTATTTACCTTAAAGTTTCCTTGTGTAGCACCTATTACCAACTGATTTAGTGTGTTATTGGAACTAACCACAATACCTGTCGCAGTAGCAGTATGATAACTATTACCCTGGAAAACAGTATCGTTTATCTTAAACGTTCCACTAGTATTTGAAGTATTTATCCTTGTGATGTATCCAGTTTGCAAACTTGGATCGTTGTAAATGTTTGTATAAACGGTGCGAATAATCTTTGGATAAGAAATTGGACCATAATAATACATCTTCATGGTAAAGTTTAAAGTCCAGTTCACATAACGAACGGAATCAAAATCACCTTCATACTGGATATCATTAGATACATTATTAAGTATAATAGGAACATCTTTCAATGCACCAAGGTCTGGTATCATATTGGTTGATACTGTGAAATCTGGATTAAAGAATGGTAAAATCTGCTCTACAATCTGTGTACCATCGTCAATGTTACGAGCATAGATATTCAACTGAAAGTTAATGTCATATGGTACACCCATATAGGATGCTGAAACATGTGTAGTGGTATTGGATCTGGCCGCTTTTAATAAAGAGTTTTGTTTTCTAGTTGCGTCATAGGTAATACCTGTAATTTCAAAAGCCATTCTTGGAAGAATTGTTTGAACCTGACGAAGTAAATCTGGATCGGAAAATATACGAGTTACCATCTTTTCTTTTGGTGAATAAACGATAGGTACAAGGAAACGGTTAGTTTCTTCACCTGTCTGGTCATTCTTTCTAACCAATGTTATATCATCAAATAATCTTCCAAAAAGAACAACTGCTTTACGTGTTAGTTGATGATAAAAGGGAGGATTAGATAACATTAAATTCTCCCAAATGGGTTAGTTTCGGATAAGTCAAGTATGATACCTGCATCCGTATTTACTTGTTTATTATCAAACATCTCATAGAATGTATGATTTTCTTTATTATCATATCCAACCAAGTTGTATATTGCTTGGCTTGTATTACCAATCAAGTTGGCACTAGTTTCAAACTCACCAATAATGTTATAAACTAAAACGGTATTATTGGACGCAAACCATTCTTTGATAGTGGCCTTTGCATATGCACCATTCCAATTACCATTTGATGATTGATAAACATTTTCACCAACAAGGTAATCAAGTTTACCAGGTGTGATTTGAGAAAGATTTAGTGCCATGCTATAGTTATTATCAATACCAACTTGATCGATTTCTTCAACACCGGTATTAATTGGTTCTTGTGCACCACGGAATGCCTCACATCTCATCTCATAAACGAATGGTAATCTTTTACCAATGGAGTGAAACATTAATTCCTGCTCAACAAACTTAATCTCATACATCTTATGAAGAACAGGAACATATACCAAATCTCCTTCTTGAGGCCTCATTCTTATAGAACCTGGTAGTGTATTAAGAAAAGACCTACGTGAAAGGACGAAAGTATCTGTGTCCCTGATTTCTAACCCAAACTTGGAGAAGAAATCACCTTGCCCTTCATGTCCGGTGACATTGGAGAGATAGGCCTCAATAAGGTATGCTTTGTTAAAGGCACTCTTAGAATACTCACCAAAGACCATATCACCTTCATCAAAGGATTCTCTAGGAACGTAATAGACGTTATGACCCATCATTTGTATGGATTCAACAATAACATCCTCCATAAGCAGGTATTCGTTTGTTATTCTCTCTTCGGAAGGATAGTTATTGAAATAACGATTAGTTGCCATTTTATCCTACTAGGAATCCTGGTGGTTCTTGATATGTGTCCCTAATCATCTGTTCTATTTCTTTGATCTCTGCAACAGCCTCGTCAAATACCTGCTGACCGTTCATGGTGATTCCGCCTGGTAGTTGCATACCACCAAACTTTTTCATATTGTTACCCCATTGTTTTTTAATGTATGCTGTACCAAGGGCCTTTAGCATACGGTCATTCCAGAATAGATTATAAGCATTAGGATCAATCACTACACGACTTTGGGTGATAATGTATTGACCAGGGGTGATGTCATTATTCCAGTCCCAATGAATATAAAGTTTATTATTAATCTTGTTATAGTCAATTGGTGTTTCACCAGAGAAAATCATATCCAAGGTCCTCATATGCTGCATTGTTAGAGCATAATTTACATAAGAGGTTGAAGACAAATCCCAAAGGTCGTTTAGACGGAGTTGATAGCGAAGGTCAAAGAAGGTCATTGACTGGTTCGTACCGCCAACTGAGAAAATCTGTGTTACGGAATTTACACCAGAAGGCAACTGGACATACTGGTTAGTTATGTCAGTGTCGGTAATCTGGTGTTTTAGATAAGTCTTTTCAGTTCCATCATAATGAAACTCTTGAAAATATTGAACAGCGATGGTGATACAATCCTCAGCCTGAACATCATCAACATTGACTTTGATTACTGGTTCACCTAGTTGACGGAAGCAAAGGGCTTTGAATTCTTCTCTGGATGCTGGTGCTGATTGTGCCATAGTGATCCCTTTTATGGTATTTAATACTATTTAGGACACTTTAAAGGAACCTAGGACCTTCTACCCATATCACGATTGATTTTCGAACACCTAGATATACTGGTTTAACCCTATGTAACAAAAAAGATGGAAATGCTATAATGGTGCCTTTATTCATTTCCGGAACTAAAGGTTTTTGTTCATTATTTATGTTTAATTCAAATTCACCACCAGAAAAATCTTTAACCGGATTGTTTAGTAGCATTACAATACTAAGTTTTCTCATTTGATTAGTGACATCATCTAATAAACCCATATATGTATCCATATGCCAATCATATTTTCCATTATCGGAAGAATCATAAACTGTATATTGAATGTGTTCATAACCGTTTAAATCAAAACAATAATATTCATCATTTATTTTTGTTATTATTTCGTTAAACTTATCAAAAACCCAAGATGTTTCACAATTTTTTTCAATAAAACTAACATCTGATTTTCTATAGTTTTCTGATTCTTTTTGATTTTTTGCACCTATTGTTTTAGCCCTAACAATTTCTAAATCATTACACATTATTTCTAAATTATTTAATTCACATTCGGAAAAAGCATTGCGCCAATAAACAAAGTATTCAAAAATTCTACTTCTTTGTTTAGTATTATTAGAAATGGTTTTATATATCATAATTTATAGTACCTTTTTCAATTTTTATTATTTATCACCTTCATTATCATTTGGTTTTTCACGTTCTACCTCAATTTCAAATTCTTTACCTACAAATTTTTTAATTTGAGACAAATCCGTTTTCTTTTTGTCAATATTATCAACCAACCAAAAATGATAGTAAGGTGCTGCATTTTTTAAAGTTTTCATTAAGTCTTCTTCTGTTGGACATAAATTTCCATAAAAATTGATATTCACATCAGTTCTGGTTCCTAAAGGATAACCATCTTCATGACGTTGGATTCTACCTTTTTCATCAAATGTTCCAGCTAATTCATCTTCTGTTAGAAAATCTGTATAAAATCTAACAGCAAAAGAATGATTATCATCATTTACTCGAAGTATTCTACATGTTATTTTCATGATTAACCTACCGGGCCGCTTAATGTTCCTGTATTTATATATGTAATATTTGAATTACCAACTATAGAATTTCCTTGAGATCCGGAAGAACCTGTGGGCCCTGTGTTACCAGG